CAAGACTTGTTGTAAAGGTAGACGATGAGAACGTTACTAAGGATGGTATAGCCAGTACGCAAAAGTATCTGGAGAAGGTGTTAAACATAAACCAGTCGGTTTTTATGGCTTCTATAGTTTTCGGTCAGGGTATAAAGACTAACTTTTTGACCTCCACTCCCGACGAAAAGCGGAGTATTATTCAGAACTTTCTCAATATATCGGACTTACTATCGACTAGGTCTAAGATTAGGTCTCTAAAGTCCGCATCTTTGAATGAGAAAAAAGTGCAGACTACTCTCTTAGACGAGTCTTTGTCTCGGATTGATAAGATGTCTGCGAAGATAAAGGAGCTACGAACAACTAAGAAACAAATAAACAACTTGTTCTCGGCGGATAAGATTAAGTTTATAGAAAATCATTCTCTCTCGGAGATTCAGGAGAGAGAGAGGACTTATCATGAGCTGGATTTGGTATACGAGCAAACAGCCCAGACAAGGTCTAGGCTACGGAGCGACATAGAGGACGCACGTATGCGCATAAAGAACTATAAAGGAGGTGCCTGTGAGCACTGCTCTAAAGTATCGTATCGGATTTGGGAGCTCATGAATAAGGATGAAGAGTTTATAAAAAATGCCCTCGTATCTTTGGATGAGTATAAGAAAGATATGAGTAGGTTGAGAGAACAGCTTGACGAGTGTGAAGTTCCTATTACTGTACAGGATTTCGAGACTATAGAGTTTTTCAAGAACATAGATTCCGAGCTGAAAATACTACGAGACCAGAAGAAAGACCAGCAGAAGATTAAGAGGAAGCACATGAAAGATATGAGTTTCCATCAGAAGCGTCATGACCTCCTCAAGTTCTGGGACGTGGCATTTTCTGAGCAGGGTCTTGTTCGTTACGTCATACGTAACATTCTATCATTCTTTAATGAGAGGGCGAATTATTATATGAAGTTTCTTACCGCTGGGAACTTCTCTATAGAGTTCGACGAAACTCTAAAAGAGGAGGTGTATCTGAAAGATTCCTTAGTGTACTATGAATCTTTATCTGGTGGAGAAAAGAAAAAAGTTTCTCTTTCTGTAATGCTGGCGCTGAATGATTTACTATTATTGTCTGGGAAGTCCCGTGCCAACATAGTATTCTTTGATGAGATAGCAGATTCTTTAGATGATGAGGGCATAAAGGGAATCTATGAGTTAATTAAGGAAGTGTCCGAAGTTAAGAAAATGTTTATCATATCACATAATGATTACTTGATAGGGATGATTGAAGACTGGGCAGACCTTTTAAAGGTTCAAAAGAAAAAGAACATAACTACTATAAAGAAGAAAAGCAATGCCCACATATAGTTTCAATTGTTCTTCCCATGGAGAGTTCAATGAGAATTGCCCGTGGGAAGAGTACAAGGCGAAAGACGACAAATGGGAGTGCCCTGAGTGTGGAGAGCCCTGCAAGAGGGTATGGGCTGGGAAGGCTCCTATGGTCAGAATAGGGAACCCAGAGACCCACGCTGTGAAGAGGAGCTACAACTATATCCAAGGGTCTGAAGAGAACTGGATGAGAGATGAGGTGCGTAACATTAAGGACAATGTACTCTCTCAGGAAGGACAGAGCAAAAGCTCTCCTTACTCAACCTTTCAAGTATCTGACCCAGAGGCACTGGGATTCAAGAAGGTCGATGAGGGAGAGGCTAGACAGAGAATGGAAGCCGCTAAGAAGTCCAAGAAAGACTCTCTTGTAAAAAAGAACAACCAGAGCAAGAGCTAGACAATTATTGTCAATATCGGCTTTGTCAGTCTATTATAGCATATGGCGTATACATTCCAAGACTCAATACAACGCGGCATAATTTATCTGGCGAAATCCGAGGAGGGGTTTCTAGTTGAGACGATGCCGATGATTAAGTCGGACTACTTCGAATTTCCGTCCCACCAAAAGTTCTACACCATTCTAAAGGAGTTCTTCCTCAAGTACAAGAAGCTCCCCACTGATGACCAGCTTCTAGAAGAGGTCAGAGGGGTAATGGCATCAAACGAACTTTTTGCTGATTACAAAGAAGAGTTATCGGAGATTAACAAACTAGATGTTAAGTCTATCGATAACGGAGATTACTATCTGGATTTGGTAGAGGAGTTCGCGAAGCAGCAATCTTTGAAAGACGCGATTCTTAAATCTGTAGACCATCTAGATAAAAAACGTTTTTCCGCCATTGAAGAAGATATCCGAGCTGCTCTTACTGTGTGTAGGAATGTAGATTTGGGTACGGACTATTTCTCTGATGTTAGAAGTAGATGGAACCGTTTGAAGGATTCATCTGTTAATGCCAAATTCCGCACCCCGTTTGAAACTATTAACGAGGCGTTGGAAGGTGGGCTAGCAACTAAAGAAATGGCGATGGTGGTCGCTCCTCCAGGAGTTGGCAAATCCTTGTTCTTAGCGAACCAAGCGGTAAGGTCAGTCTTGGATGGATATAATGTAGTATACTTATCTCTTGAAATGTCTGAGGATAGGGTTGCTCAAAGGCTTGATAGTATCTTTACTAGAATACGCCAAAAGCAACTCGCAGGGAGAGTTAACGATGTGGAGGAGCGCCTTACCACTATACAGGATAAGGCAGGGCAAACGGTAGGGAAGTTGGTGATTAAGGAGTTCCCTGCAAAACGATTGACCGTGTCAGGCATAAGAGCCTACCTGAATCAGCTCAAGAACCACCAAGATATAGAACCAGATGTTCTTATTATTGATTACCTGGAATTACTAGGAAGTGATTCATCCGTCGCTGAGTATCAAGCTCAGGAGAGGACGGCTCAGGAGTTGCGTGGCTTGGCTACCGAGCATAAGTTATTGGTTTGGACCGCTACGCAGACTAACAGAGAAGGTAAGAAAGTTAGCATTATTACTGATGCTGAACTGGCAGACTCATACGGTAAGATTAGAGTATGTGACCTAGTGTTCTCCATCAATCAGAATGAACAAGAGTTCGATAATGGAGAAGCACGTTTATATCTTATGAAATCTAGGAACGGGCGTGCCCGTTTTATCGTACCTCTAAAAGTGGATTATTCGAGATTAGTGGTATCCCAACAATCAGCATGACACCAACAAAGAAATTTAAAACATATAAACATCCTATGGAAGTTTATACAGGTATAAAGACCTTCACTATAGAACAGAGAGCGTTAACTAAGGACAATTTATATGGATGTGTGGAGTTTCCCAAATCACTCCTGACGATTGACCCGAACCAATGTGAAGCAGATTATAAAGGAACATTGTTACATGAGATTTGCCATATAGGATTTGAGATATTCGGGCTCAACGACGATGATGAGATGCCGCAAATGGGTAATGAGTATTTAACGACGGTCACTTCTAACATGGTACAACAACTTTCTGGGCTGAACCCAGAACTATTTCAGTTTATTTTCAACAATGAATGACATCGAACTTACTTACTCTAAACTCAGTGATACTTATTTGGACATTACTAAGTCCTACCTCACTATAGATGACAGCAATGTGGAGAAGGCTCTACTTCAACACACTGGAGTATACGCCTTTTTTGGCGCGGTCTTAGCACATGCTAAGAAGAAAAGTAACGCCGTGGAGTCTGAATACGAATACGAAGAGGCTAAGATACGGGAAAGCAAGAGGAGGGAGATGCAGGAGGAAGGCAAGAGGGCGACTGATAGAGCTTTAGATGCTTATGTAAAGACAGTCGAGGAGCTTCGTATCCTCAAGCAAAGTGTGAATGGGGCAGACCATAGATACAATCTCGCCAGGAACATAATGCATGCACTAGACCACCAGAAGGATATGCTTGTTCAAATCTCTGCAAATAAAAGAGCAGAGGTGAAATTAGTTGGTGATATTTGATAGTACCGACTATAATGTAATGTGGGTGATTGACCCTAATAACGATAACTGGAGACAACAATGGTTAACTTAGACGAACTTAGAAAAAAATACGAACAAATTCAGAATGCTAATTCAGGGGGCGGTAACAACGACTTCCTAAAGAAATTTTTTATGATGGAAGAGGGTACCTCGGTGGTACGTGTTCTTCCTGCTGGAGATACTGAGCGCGAGTTCTACGCTGAAACCGCGATTCATAGAATTGATGATAAGAATCACCACTGCCCTAGGGTTAAAGGTGAGGATTGCCCAGTCTGTGATTTATATTACAGGTTGTGGAAATTGGACGATGAGAGTGCACATGACCTCGCTAGGTCTATTAAGCCACGCAAGAGATACTATCTCAATGTTGTGGATAGGCGCGATGGAAGTGTTAAAATTCTATCGGTTGGCATGAAGCTGTTCGGTAAGATTTTGGACTGTTTCTTTGATGAGGATTATGGAGATATCACCGACCTGAAAGAAGGATGGGATTTCAAGATTGTAAAAGACACTCAAGGACAATGGCCAAATTACGATAAGTCCGCACCTAAACCAAAGCAGGTTAAGGCTGGTACGGAGAAAGAGCAGGCGGTATGGATGGATGAGCTTCATGATATTCATGGTCTTATAAAAGTTGCTTCTTACGATGATTTGAAAAACATGGCTATGGAGATGGAGGCTATTGTAACTGACCGCCCTAAGGAGAGGGATGCCTCTGATAACTCTTCTAGCTCGGATGGTGATGAGGATTATCTGGCTCATTTGAAGAGCCTTAAGGTGGACTAGTGAACGAGGACAGGAAGCTAAGAATCTTAGCTTGTCCCGCAAATGAGGGAGGATGCGCGTACTATCGTGTCATCCTCCCTATGCGCAAACTGGCAGAAAAGTGCGGAGACAAGGTAGAGATACGGAGTAGTCTGAATCCTCTCGGTTGGGAGAGAGGAGGAAAACCCGAGTCTCCCCCAGA